GAACCCACGATAGCCCCGCAAGCTGTTCCCGATAATATCGGCGAACACTTGGTACAAATCGGTTCGGCAACGCCTTTCGAAACAAAGGTCGTAGAACCGTCGGAAAAAAAGGGCAACACTGCAAAAAAGTCTTCGTCTGCGTCGCAAGCGGACCCAGCCTTACTAAAGAAGACGCCCGCAAAGCGGAAAGGTCGACCGCGCAAGTCATAGCGATTAACGACAATTACAAAATGTGTCCGGGAGCGGAATATCTTTACGCCTGCGACCGGAAATGGTGGGAGGTTCATCTACCAGCCGTAAACGAAACATTCAGCGGCGAACGATACACACAGTACAGGGACGAAAAAGAAAAACAATTCGCCGACGAAAACGGAATTATCGCGTTAAAGGGAATCAACGAGAAAGGATTAGGCCGTGACCGTTTGCACTTTAACTCTAACAGTGGTGCACAAGCCATAAACCTGGCCTATCTAAAAGGCGCGACGCAAATCGTTTTGCTTGGGTATGACATGCAACAAACTGGCGGGAAAGCGCATTGGTTTGGTAGCCATCCCCCTACATTGCACAACGGCAACTACTCAGCCTATGTACAGAGTTTTACCCGCTTGGCCGAGGACTTAGCCGCCGAAGGTGTGGACGTCGTCAACTGCACACGCGAAACGGCACTACACCAGTTCAGACAGGCAGAATTGGGCGACATATTGTGACCGATATTCCCCGGCGAATCCCTCACGCTAAACCGCAGACAGGAACGATGTATAGCTGGCGCTGGGAGTGGTTGGCGTTTCTTGCTAATACGTATGGCTGGGAGTATGGCGCGGAACTAGGTGTATGGAAGGGTAAAACCTTTCTTCGGCTTCTACGGGATTGCCCGCGATTGACGTTACTTGGCGTCGACTTGTGGGAACCGCAGCCAGACAATACCGGGCCGCAGACATACACAGAGTACAGACACGCCGAATACGAAAAGATAGTCAGAGAGGGAGCAGAACAGTACGGAGAGCGCGCCATTATCTATAAGTGCTCCACCTATATGGCGGCACATTACGTAGCTGACAATAGTTTAGATTTCGTTTTTGTGGATGCCGACCATTCCGTCGACGCGGTACGAAATGACATTACGACGTGGCGACCAAAATTACGCGAAGGCGGACGCATGATAGGCCACGATATTAATTGGCCGGAAGTACGCGAAGTGGTCGAAGAATTATGCCCCGACTTTTTAGTCGGTCCCGATAATTGTTGGATTGAAAACCTATGAGCGATATTGTCACGCGTAAAACAAAGTTTCGGCAGGGATGGACAAGCGGACTACCGGAGACCCCGTGCGGCTACGGCTCGAAGATGAGCACCACAAAAAGACAGCGCGAATGGTTACCGGGCATTGTTTCTCAGTACGGCATTAAGACAGTCGCCGATGTTGGCGCGGGCGACCTTAATTGGATAAAACACGTTAACTGGGACGTGGAGTATACGGCGTATGATCTTATTCCCCGTAGCGAAGACGTGACAGAGTTCGACCTTGTCAACGAAGTGCCGCCAAAAGTTGACGCCATTTTGTGTCTATGGGTTCTAAATCATTTGCCTAAAGAACAGTGCCGGAAAGCGTTAGACAATATCAAGGCCAGTGGTAGCAAATATTTGATTATGACCGACAGACCGCGCTGGCACGATGAACAGCCCGAAGAATTGCACATGGACGCGCTCGAAGTGCTGGTACTCAATCAAAAGCGTGACAATATCCGATTAATTAAATTGTGATTCCTGTATTTGTAGCCAGTTCGAAACGCTTTTCGGACGTTGAATGGCTGACAGAGTTTAGCATTAAGCAAAATACCGACGCCGATGTCGCCGTATACATTGTTCGGCCCGACCTATGGGGGATGTGTGAGAGCGGGTGCACAGGATTTACTAACGTCCGATGGGCCGTACCGCAATTGTGCCGCGAGCTGGGCTACGACTTCGGTATTTACCTAGACGTCGATATGTTGGTAACCGGGGACATTTGCGAACTCTGGACGTATCGCCGCGCCGGGCATTGGGTATGCCTACAAGATGGTAGCGACGAAGTCTCTGTAATTTGCGCTTCGTTGCAATATCCCGACAAGTCGAATTTGCACAATCGACATAAAGGAACGCTGCCGCGCGGTAATCGGTTGCACACTATACCGTTAACGTGGAACAGCGAAGACCACGTTTGTAAGGATATGCGCCTATTGCACTTTACGGCGCTGGATTCCCAGCCGTGGTTTTACGATCATCCCGACCCGGAAGCGGTCGCGGTATATAGGGGATATTGTGAGAGGTATCATTCTAGGGACTGGCCCCAGTGTTACAAGCCAAGATATACACATGCTGAGGGAATCGGAGTTACCGATATTCGGTTGTAACAACACATACCAACAGGTCGACTTAACTGCTCTACTAGCCTGTAACATTGAATGGTGGGACTACTATTACCCGCGCGACAAGTTCTTACGCGACGGTGACTTTGCTAAGTGGACTTGGGACAAGCCGACCGCTGAAAAATACGGGCTGTCACACATCGCCGGGGAGTGGGGCGATGGGCTGTCCACTGACCCGACCGTTATACATTATGGCCACTCCAGTGGCTACCAGCTTATTAATCTGGCGTTACATTACGGCGTTACCGAAATGATTTTGGTCGGGTACGACTTGAGATACCCGAAGGGATACAACGGGCATACGCGAGTAACCGGCGGTGCCCGCCACTATTTTGGCGAGTATCCGCCACAGTTGCAGCACTGGACAAAATTTAACATCGGCGACAATGGCGAACTAAACGGTTTGCTTGATTGTTACCGGACCATAAACCCGGACGACTACGGCATAAGAATTATTAATTGTTCTCCGGGTTCGGCGCTGGATTTTTTCGAAGTTGGGGAATTGCTCGAATGGGTATAAAGGTCACATTGCCGGAGGGTGAAGGGCCACGGACTGGGATGGGAACAAAAATATATACATCCGACGGCGTAGAAATAACCGGCGTGTCTGATATATCAATTTCGATACAACCGGACAGCTTCATAACCGCAAAGATTACAGTTTGTGTTGATGAACTAGCCAACTTTCATGCGATTTTACCCAGCGTTACACACAGCTACACAGAGCGTAGTTAGTTAGTAGGTCGTTGCATATGTCGGTCACTGTATGGTCTGTCTGCAACGGCGACAAGTACCAAGACGACGACGTATATATTTTGCGCGACATGGTCTCGCGAAACTTGCATAGCCCGCATTTGTTCCGCTGTATGTCGGACCGGGAAATACCCGGCGTCGATTGTCTTATACCTGATGAAGATTGGCCGGGCTGGTGGGCCAAGCTGCTTTTATTTAAATATTCCTCCGGTTTGTGCCTATATCTCGATCTAGACACGGTTGTAACTGGCTCACTGGACGAACTATTTAGCGTACCTTTGTCGATGCCGCGTAATTGGGGCCAGTCGGGGCATGGTGGCTGTCAGTCGTCCGTCATGTCTTGGGCAAAGAATTACCCGCAACTGTACGAAACATTTAACGTCGACGAACTGGAAGCGCCAGCGCGGGGTAACTGCGGGGCCTATCGCGGTTTGTGGGGCGATCAGGAATATATAACCGAACTATTCGGCGAACCGGGCACGGGCACGGTTGCCGAAATGACCGGAATCTATTCCTACAAATACCACTGTCGACAAGCGTTACCCGACGACGCGCGGGTCGTTTGCTTTCATGGCGAGCCGAAACCGGGGCAGGTATCCGAACAATGGGTATTACAGTCGCGATACATGCAAACCCAGCAATCACACACCAGATAGAAACCGCCGAATTTGTTCGACTCGGGTTCGCACAGCATGGCATAGAAGCAAACGTAACGCATTCGCCTAATACCGTGGGAGACGTGCACGTCGTTAATGGCCCACATTTTGCGCTACGTCAGTGGCGGCATTCTAACACTTTACTAATAGACCGGGCGTACTGGGACGACCCTAACAGCGTTTCGGTTCACTGGCTCCGAAATGGCGAAAAGTTCCGGGCTACAAACACTAGCAACGCTAAGGCGCTACCAGAACTAAAGCCGTACAAGTCCGGTAGTCGTGTGATTTATCTATGTGACTACGGCGAAACGCCGGAAGGGCGATACGACGTTGTTCGAAGACATCCCGCATATGGGGACAACGACCCGCCATTGTTGGAAGCGTTAGCGCAATTCGATATTGCGATAGGCAAGCGGACAACTGCACTTGTAGACGCGGCAATCGCAGGTTTGACAGTAATCACAGACGACCCACATTCGCCGGTTGCAGCTATCAGCAATCGAAGCGGAAGCCGTACGCAGTGGCTACGCGATTTGGCCGCGCACAACTGGACTAAACAGGAACTAGCAAACGGAGCATTTTTGTATGACCTTGGAAACCGTCACAGCCCCGACGAAGCTAGCCGTATCGTTGGTCGACGCTAAGGAACATTGTCGGATTCTGGACGACACGCACGACAGCCGCTTGGGTGGTTACATATGGGACGCAACCAGTTCAATAGAAACCATCACGGGGGCCAGGTTATCTAGCCAAACGGTGAAACTGTATTTAGATGGATTTCCCGACCGGGCTTTAGACCTTGGCGTATATCCGGTCACAGCTATAACCGAAGTGGCCTACGACGACGTCGACAACGTCGAACAGACATTAACACTCAATACTGATTATTGGGAAAGTCTACCGGGCATGTACCCGTCGCTTCATCCTGTCGAATACTGGCCGGTTACACGAGCGCGTAAGCCGGGGTCGGTACGAATCACAATGACTGTAGGTTACGCCAGCATCCCGCACGATCTGCGACACGCGGTTCTATTACGTGTAAGCGAGTATTTCAACAATTCGGCGGAAAGCGTAACCGGCTCCGACGTTAACGAAACTGTGTCAACGGTCAAGGCTTTGACCGATATGTATAGGCGCTATCCGGTATGACGCTAAACGAACTTGTAAGCCTATATCGAAAGGAACAAGTACAGGACGCAACCGGACAGCTAGTAACGACCCGTGTGCTGATTGCGCAGGCATACGCAAAGGTTCGCCCCATGTCAGGCAGTGAGAGAAGCCGTGCCGACCAGACCGAAGCGTACGCCGACTATCGTTTCTATATCCACTATCGAACCGATGTGCAGGAAGCAAACATTATCGAGTGGAACGGCGACGATTATAACGTCAAATTTATTGCCGATAACGGCCCTAAAGAAGTGTATTTACTTATCGACGCGCAACGCGGCGGGGCTATGTAGTGGCCAGAGCTTTAAGCAATGCCGCACGGGCTAGCGCGGGACTACCCGCGATACCGTCGCAGGCAGCACAACGCAAGGCGCGGGGATACGTAGGGTTATCGAAGTTGCGCAAAACATTTAAGCGCATGGAGCCAACAATACAGCATCGCATACGCAAACAGCTAGAAGCGGCGGGCTGGGAAGTGATGGTCGACGCGATCATGTTCGCACGTATGCAAGACCTTGAGCAGACAGGCGACTTAATACGGTCCATAGACTTTAAGGTCGGCTCGGACGGTTCAACAGTGGTAATTGGTCCGGGCGCGGCGGCTCTCACATGGCAGCGCCGACCATGGGACAACACGTCCCAACGTGCAAAAAATATGTCGATAAAACAAAAAGCCATGAAATGGAATTTCTTTAAAGGCTATTGGGGTGAGTTTGGCACCGCTGGCGAGTATCCACAGCCCGCGCGGCCCTTTATGAACTCCGCATGGGAAAGTAACGCGCCCGGAATTCGCATCCGGCTTGGCAAGGCTGTCGCCGATGCCGTTCGACTGACATCCGAGGGCAGATAATGGCAGACCCGACATTAGCCGTTCATGTTGCGGTACTTGCTGCGTTAAAGAACGTCTGTAGTTGCGACGTATGGGACGCAGTACCGCAGCCCGCTAGCTACCCATACGTACTAATCGACTTTGTGACGTCTCACAACGAAGACTTTTTAGTCGAACGCATGGACCGACGCTTTATTTTTCTGTCTATCTGGACCCGTGACCATGGGCAGAAATCGGTAATGGAAATTATTTCCGAAATCGAAACATTAAACGAACAACCGTTAACGCTAACTACTGGCGAATGTGTATCGCTTCGTGTTGAGCGTAAACGTACTAACCGCGACGCGGATAACTTGACGTTCAACGGACAGGTAACGCTGCGCATTTTAACGACCCACTAAACCGGGTTTATTTCGACAGGCTCGCTTCGGCGGGCCTTTTTTTTGGGTAATTAAAAGGTAATTTCCTATGAGCGTACAAACAGGCGCAGGCGTAAAAATCTACATCGGCACTACTGCCGCACACTCTAACCAGTCGGATTATGAGAACGACACTTATACCGAAATCGAACAGACAGAAAGTATTGGCGACTTTGGCGACACCACTGCCGAAGTGACCTTTACGGGTTTGGGCGACGCACGTGTACAGAAAAAGAAAGGTTCGTCGGACGCGGGTAACCTTTCTATCACCATGGCATTTGACGAAACGTCTATCGACAGTTCGCCGCTCGGTGGTCAG